TTTGGAAGGTCGCAAGAATGTTACGGGCAATCTGATCGTAAATGAACTCAAATGAGTCATCTGCCTTATCACCTGCGAATGACAACCAATCAATTTTCTCTGTTGGAGAAATACCCATCAAAGGAGTGCGGAATGAGTTTTGTACACCATTGATACTTGCTTGGAATTCTTGTCTAAATTTTTCGAGTGTTGGAGAATCAACGTCATCAGAAGTAATTACCAATGCTCCACGAGTAGCACGACCGTTTTGAAAATAAAGACGTTTCCAGGTATCAATACTAATATGGGTAGTAATTGAAGAAATCGCAGTTTCGATTGGTGGTACCGGATAACCATTCTTTTCAACGTCAGTGCATGGATAGAAATCGTGCATAAGCAATTCTTCATGGGTGAAGTATTGTTTTGCGATACCTTCTACTTGTTGACACCAAGCATATTTATCTTCTCTGAGTTTATCCCAGTCAATTTTGATCTTGTCACCGGTAATACGCTCAAGTTCTTTAACAGCTAGAATACGGGTATTAATACCAGCTTGCTCACCATTACGAACGGTTTTGTAAATAGTACCAGAATCGATCGGGCGGAAACGGTTAAATGGAAATCTACCGTTATCATCTGGATCAGATTCACGGTCATAAATAACTTCTGTACCCATCCAACCAAATGTAAGGGCGTTTTCTACTGAGAGGGCCAAATATTGCCCCAAAGTCATTTTTTGTTGGTTTTCAAGACCTTCCGTATGACCGCAATTCAAGAGAATAGTTTCGAGACGTTTAATACGTTCTGTAACTTTTTCGAATTGTTCTGTATTTAAAAGTTTGTAGAATTCAGGTTTGATTTTGATCTCAATACCTTTATCGAAACGATCGGCACGTTTCTTTCCAAATTGGCTAATTTGACCAGCGCGGGTTCTTAAGATAGCGGCAACCAAGTGATCCTGCACTCGGACCATCTTAAGGATGTCGTCTGGAATTTCGTTTCTCTTTGATTTAACTACACCGGCATATGCATCGTTATAGTTAGGGCTCTCCATGAAAGCAAGGGCTGGAGCCCGTTCAGTAGCTTTACCAAGCGAATCGTCTAAGGCTTTTTGTAATGGTACAATTGTAGTGGAGTCTTTTTTGAATTGAGCAAGGGGATCCATGTTCACTTCGTCAGAAAGCTCAAGTGTCATTGGTTTTTTAATTGCCGACTGTTCTTTATTTTCTTCGCTCATAAATTAACCCATCGACGCTAAAAAGACGTTGGCTGTAGAGGCGCTCATATTTGTTACAGAAAGCGCATAGCAAGGTCCGGCCATAAAGAATACTGCTGGCTGAGTTATTCCATTGACTTGGAATGGATTCAGAACCATAGCTTCTCCATTGTTATATATCACAGAGATTTGTTGGTCTGTTTCGAGGTAGATAAATGCAGCGGGTGCATAGAAATTAATTCCAACGTTTCCACTGACTGTAGCTGCCTGAGACATAACGAGAGGAGTAGCTTCAGTAAAAGCAGAGAAGGAAATGGTTGCATCTCCAGTACCGCTAACTAGAGTGAGCGTTCCAGAGGCATTAGGAGCCGCAGTTCCAGTGGTTACAAGAGTCGTGCCAGAAGCAATTGTAGAGCTTACGGTGAAATTTTGTCCACCATTGCTGTATACGGCTCCTGCAGTGGCATTTGCAGAGCTTACGGTAAAGGTAAATTGACTAGTGCCAATAGAAACAACAGTAGTCCCAACTGGGATTCCGCTGCCCACGATAAGGTTGCCCAAAGCGATCCCGACAGTAGACCCTACTACGGTCATATTAATTGTGCTATTTAGAGTATTGGTGCCGGAATTAGTAGGAGTGGAAAATGGGTACTGAATGGCATTTCCTACCGTTACGCCAGGAAGTACTTGAATTTGTTGACTATTCTCCACATTAAATGGAATTCCATTGATCTCCCTCAGCCATTTAAAGTTATTTCTGGATGGGGCAGTAGTTGGAAGTAAGTCAGCGTAACTATTGAGATAAAATTGTAGATTGGTTTTCATTAGATAGACCTCTTAGTAGTTAAGATTGCTATAAAATATAGGAAAAGGTAAATTTTCTAAATTTTTTCCGCTCACCTCTAAGAACCCGATGTATGGCCTCATCTTTTGTTCCGAAATGTTTGGCCGCTTCCCGTATGGATTCCCATTCTTGGCCAGTCTCGTTGCACTTTATAGGTCTTTTTTTTGTTCATTTATTTTTTCATATAATCCCGTAAGATCATAACTGTCCAAAGATCTTATTTTTCTCGTTCTAACAATTTTATTTTTCGAACGACTTGGATTGATGTATGAAAAACTTAATCCCCTAAACGTATCGCGAATACCCCTTAAAATTCTATAAATAGATTGAGATTTTACTCCAAAATAAGCTGCGCATTCTTTTGTCGATTCCCATATTTGTCCCGTTTCGTTACATCTAATTGGCTTTTTGTGTTTTTGGGCACGAGACTCAATGCTTTCTTTATTAAATTTTGCACAATCCCCGCCAGAAGTTAGGTTGTATCCGTTTGGAGCTACCGTATTGAGTAAAATTATCAACTTACTCTCTTCTTTATTTAAAATGTCTTTTAATTCGCTCTTATTCTCAGATCTCGCAGAGAAAAGTGTTTCTATCGTAAAATTACTTCTCCCATATGTGTTTATAGCGCTCAATAGATACTTGCAATGACTATGTTTTGCGCAATGAGAATTAAATCTAACGTGGAGAGGCTGTGTCGTTTGACCCACATACATTTTGCCGTTGATTTTATTGGTAATTTTATAAATACATCCGCCAATCATACTCTTAAGATTGTATCAGAAATTAAAGTGAAAACTACCTCTTTTTCCGGTACCACCCTTTTTAGTGGATTTCCCTAGAGCCTTATCTAGAGCAGTTTGCATAATTTCATGTTGTTCAGGAGTATATTTTTGATCATCTGGAATCTGACTGGGTGCATTTGGATCCATTGAAGTAATGTTTGGACGTTGAGTACCGGCTAATGGAAATATGTTTTGGCCTAAATATCGAAGGGAGTCACATATATCGGCAACACCGGCATCATTATCCGGGGTAGTCGTTACATGGCCTTGACCATCAAGTAAGAATCTGTGCTTCATAATAGCAGTTCTTACTTTCTTGGTGTTTTCTATCTCTAGGACTTTAAGCATTCTGTGACCGTCAGCAGTAATGATTTTACCGCGAACTGCACCGATACCGCCTTGAACGTCCTTAACGAATTTTGGACAAGGCATACCGTTTCTTACAAAAGATTTAATGTTTCCTGGTGCGTTGGTATCGCAATACCACTTCCTTGGACCAAATCTGTCTTTAAAATTAATGGCTACTTTGAGTAAGTCTTGAATCTCTAATCCTGGACTTGAGAAACAGTCAATAATCCATACTTCACCATTCGGCACTTTAACAGCAACCAAGATAACGGCATCGTGCTCAAAACCCCAATCCACTGCACAGTAAATTGGTAGATCCAATTGTTTAATAATGGAGTAAATGTTCTGTTCAGTAATTTTTGGTGGAGGAGCACTACCTATGAGAGTTTCAAAAGCTTGATTTACGGTAATGAGATTTCCGCCATTACTTCGATCGATATATCTTGGGTACACCAATCCAGCAGTACCGGGCTTCCAGCACATTAACTCAGCCTCTGCAACGTCAACGTCATTCTCGGCGAACTTATTGATGATGGAAATAATAGGTTTATAAAAACCATCTGTTGCTGAAGCAGGTTTTTCAGTTAATCGTGTTCTGCATACAGGGAGAAGCTTGCACCCAACACATCCAGCATATGCATTTGGGATCATGTCGTATTTAGCTTTTTCTACATCAGAAAGAGCATTAAATTCATCGCCAGTAAGTCTTACTAGCGGAAGGTTCTTACCAACGAACATGTCCTGTCTTGGAAGTTCTGGTTTGTGCCTTGAAGGTGGACATGCTTCAGTAACGTCCAGAATATTCCATGAAAGAACCTTATAGTTCATATCAGCGGCTTTATTTAGGGCGTCTTGCATGTTACCGAAAGCGTACTTACGAGTACTTAAATAAACCTTAACCCCATAAAACCCACGACTGAAACCGGTAATGTTTTTACCTTGTTTGATGGCTGCAGGATCGGCCAAATCCAACTCATCCAGGAACAAAAAGTTAGCGTGCAAAGAATTCATACCTTTAGGGGTACAAATTAAAATTTTAATGAAGGGACCTTTTCCTTCCGGGGTCTTATATTTAATAGTCCGTTTATTTTGGGTCATGTTTACCCAGCCACGAGATTCTAATAAGGGCTGAATTTTGGTGATAAAATCGTTAATGTAACCGATAGCAACGGCTGACTGCTCTTCGGTTGCGGCAGCATGAGCTACAGTTCTTTGGAAATGGAGCATAATGAGAAGCTCCAATATCGCAACAGAAACGGTTTTCATACCTTCTCGACAACTCATCAAAATGTAACCTGGAGTTATATCTCCTGAGTTATTTTTAGCGCCATTGTAGATTTGCCACACGGCATCGAGAGGAGAGCTTGTGCTATCTGGATCTGTAATTTCAAGTGGAAGCTCTAGATCTAAAAAGGCCCGAGCCCAGTCCTTAACGTCACTAGCAGAAGAAAGAGGCTCGAACATTAAGTCCGCCATCTCCTTCTTCTGCTCATCTGTTAAAGCTTTGAAATCCATATTATTAAGCGCCCTGTCTAGCTCTATTTAAAGCAGGGTTCTGGTAAGCATCTGGATTAGCACTTACTTTGCGCCATTCTTCATCAAGAGAAGCTTCTTTACGCTCGAAATCAGAGTCACGAGGGTGAACTACGATACCACCAAGAGTTCCAAGAACACCTGCAATTTCAACTGAGTTACGTAGAGCTTCGCTTACAGCCTTACAAGCATCAAATAATCCCAACTCTTCGGGTTTTCCGAATACTTGATTTTCGATATCGTAAACATCTTCTGGATTACTGACTAAATGACCAAGTACTTCTCCTGCCTGCTCTTCGTTGTAACCGGCATTTTCAAGGAGTCGGTTTACAACACTGATAAAAGATGGCATTAGAATTTCTAGAGCTGGATCGTTTTTTGGTAATTCGTTAGATAATTTAAGAGCCATATTAAGAATTACTCGTCCACCACCCGGAAGAATTCCGTTAGTTAAACTACTACGAATAGAGCACACTGCATCCTCTGCTCGGTCGCATCTTTCTTTGATATCTCCAGGAGAAGATCCAACCACCGTAAGTTTTGCGATACCTGAAGTGATTTTTGCAATACGTTCTTCTAACCAACCAGATTCAGCTTTTGATTCGGCTCTCTTAAGTTGGGTTGTCAATTCTTCTGCGCGGCATTCGATATTTATTTCATCTGGAGTACCACTCAATGTACTTCTGAAACGTGTGGCCTCAAAGCTTTCCATTCCGCTTCCTAAATCTTCAACAGTAGCGTCATTAATTTGGTTTTTCATGCCAAATACTCTTGCTCCTGTAAAGGCAGCCAAATCGACTAACCAATGACTTTGTGCGTTCATGAATTGAGCCATTGGAGCTTTCATTGGAAGAACTCGGAGAGTGCCAGTTTGCTCAAAGTTAAATGCGAGCGTAGAAATAACTGTCTCTGAAAATCCATTTGCAACCAATACAAGATTTTTAAGATCTTTATTTTTAGCAGGGTCTTCTTGGATACGTGCCTCAATAGCATTAAGAAGAGGGCTTAATGGCAATAGGTCTTGAATTGCTCCATCAAAAATGATGAATTTAGGATTCTCTAAATAAGCTCGTTGATTTCCTTGATCGTTGATAAAACTTGTGAAGTATTTACCAGAACTTTCCTCTAGGCCAATTGGGATTGGGTATCCTTCAATTCGTTCAACTTTGTATCCGCTTGGACCAGGAAGCTCACGAATAGTAACATGGCTGCTTTCGCCAAAACCTACTTCTTCGAAACATTTAAGAACTGCTTCAGCAAGAGCCTTTTCTCCGTTGGCGCTGATGGTAGCAACGCTTAAAAGCAAGTCCTTAGATTCTTGGGTTACTTTAATACTTTGGGACTTAATATAAGGAAGAAGTACGTCTTCCATTACTTTCTTGATACGACGAACAGTTTTTTGAGGACTTTCTTTTGGATTATTTTCACAAAAAGCAAAAATATTCTTAATAATTTCATTGGCTAAAACCGCAGTGGTCGTTGTGCCATCCCCAGCTTCGGTGGCCGTCCTAAGAGAACACGATCGAGCAACTTCAATGATACTATGCTTGTAGGCATTCTGATGAGCCATTGATTGAAATACCGAGATACCATCCTTAGAGATACGGTCTGAGATGTCCTGATGATCAGACTCCAATAAGCAGACTTTACCTCCGGGACCAAGTGTCGCGCCGACAAGAAGGCTGATATCATTCATGGTTTCTAATACGATTGCCTTAATTCTGTCCTTATCGGCCAAATATAATTTAGGTGCTGTTTTTGCTTTACGATATGCCATTTAATCTCCTTTTAAAACTTATACTGATTATATCATATCTATTGACCTATTCTATAAAACTACATACAATATTATTATAGGGCGGTAAGTCACTGTTTCATCACACATGAAAAAATTAGTGATGCAATCTTGATATATATGAGAAAGACATTAGATTTGACAGGCGTTAAATTTGGAAAATTAATAGCCATAAGTTCCTTGGAGAAACGCGATAAAGATAATAGAATGTTATGGGTATGCAAGTGTGATTGTGGAAACACAAAAATAGTTAAATCAAATCCATTTAGCCAAGGGCTAATAAGAAGTTGTGGGAAAAGTGAATGTAGGCCAAATTTTGTGGATTTTGTGGGTAAGAAGTATGGAAAATTAATAGTAGAGTCTTTCTATGGGGTAAACAAAAGAGGAAGTAGATATTGGAATTGCAAATGTAATTGCGAAAAAAAATGCATAGTAAGTTCATATAAACTCAAAAAGGTAAAAAATATTGGTTGTAGCAAGGAATGTAGCCATCTTTTGCCAAACAATCAGTCCATAATAAATAGGGCTTACGAAGGTCATTTACATGCCGCAACTCTTAGAAATATAAAATCTCATTTGACTTTAGAACAGTATGTAGAAGTGGCAAAAATGCCATGTTCTTATTGTAAAGGGTTTTCCATTCGTAAGAATAGAAACGATCCAACAAAAACGATGCCACTCAATTCTGTAGACAGAAAAGACAACGAAAATTATTATAAAACATTAAATATTCAAAGTTGTTGTTTTGTTTGTCAATCAATGAAATCGAACATGTCCAATGAGGAATTCTTGCAGCATATAAATAAAATAAATAAAGCATTAAAATTATGAAAATAACCATAGAAAGTCCAATTAAGGCGAGATTGGTATCATATACTGAAGATGAGCTTTATTGTCTAAAAGACAAGCTTACTTACGACAATACAGCCGTTAAACATCTCATAAAGAGACATTACGATAATTTTCGCTGGAAAAACCAAAATGTTGTTAGTTGGACTGCCCATTTAGATGGATTGAAGGCTCAGGTAACAAAATGCTTGGTATTTGAGGACGAGGATGGAATTTACATTAGACCTGGATCCCTAACACATTTGTCAACTTTTAATTTGCAAATTGTAAATCAGGTACAATATAAGAACTTTACCAAGATTCCATGGAAGAAGCCTCTTAAATTTACTCTGCATCCTTATCAAAGCGGTTCTATAGCCAATTTACTTGCCCAAAAACATGGGAATGTCAGCATTACTACGGGTGGAGGTAAAAGTGCCATTATTTTGAGTCTATGCAAGGAGATGGGACTAAAAACCTGTATCGTTGTTCCTGGTAAGGGAATTTTTCATGAATCTATTGAGAACTTTGAAAATCATCTAGGTAGCAAATATGTAGGCTATTTAGGAGATGGCTTAAAGAGATATGATAAAAAACTAACCATTGCTATTGGGGACTCTATTGCAAATCTTAAAGAGGGAACTCCAGAGTACGAGTTTTTTGCAAGCATGGATGTATTGATTGTCGATGAATCTCATACATTTGGAGCCGAATCTCTAGAGACCATTTGCCATGGAGTCTTAGGCAATATTCCTTATAGATTTTTTCTTTCGGCTACCCAAACTCGTAATGATGGCTCATTACCTCTCCTGCAATCAATTATTGGCAAAACAGTGTACGAATTACCGACCCAGGAAGCCGTAGAAAAAGGTTACATTTGCCCACATGAATTCAGGATCGTATCATTAAAGTCTTCGAATGGAGAATTTAACTCGACCGATGGTCTTGCCCAAAAGAGAGCCCATTTTTTGAATAATAAAAATATTGCTTCTTTTGCTGCTAGACTAGCCAATGCAACCGCCCTATCTCAAGGAAAACAAACCCTTATTTTATGTGAAGAACTTAGTCAGATAGTAATGCTACTCCCTCTGCTAGAAGTTCCTTACGCAATAGCTCATAGCGAAAAGAACATGAAAAGACTGGTGGAATTGGGTCTCCCTAAAGTAAAGGTTTCTGAAAGTATTGAGAAGTTCAATAAGAGCGAAGTTAAGGTACTAGTAGGCACAAGTTGCTTACACGTAGGAGTCAATATTTTCCCATGCCATTCCGTAGTAAACTGGTTTGGTGGAACAAGCGAAATTAAGACCAAACAAGCGGCGGTGGGTCGAGCAGTTCGTTTTGGTAGGTCAAATGACTGGGCCTCAAAATGTGTGCCAAAAGAGAAAGCAATTATTTATGATTTTGACGTGGAAAATAATAAGAGTATGGCCAGGCACCTTCAAGCTAGAATAGAGTGCTATTTGGACAGTGGACCAAACCTCATTAAATACATACGATTGAAGGATTAAGGGGCACTACTGTCTCTTATCCTGTCTCTTATAATTGATTCCATGATATATATCTTTTAAGACAATAACTTAAAGGAATATTATGGCAAGACAACCGAATAAAAAATGGAAAGACTCTCATGATCCGTCTTTTGCCCAATTAGCGTTAGAGATCCAGAAGGCAATTGAGCGCAACAAGGATGGTACGACACAAAAAGAGCAAGTAGAAGAATTGGTATCTGCAGAGCAAGATTTCCATGCGCTGGTCCTAAGTTATCGAATAAGCACAGAAATCTACAAGAGATTTATTCAATTAATTCGAATTACAAATAATAACATTCTATCTGCCAGACCCTATTTTAGAGAGTCCTCCATAACATTTTCAGAAAAAATCACTCCCGCATTAAAGAATAGAGATCCAGAAGCGTTAAAAGAATTTAATATAAATTACCATTTCGTTAAATTTTGCAAGGATCACTGGATGGGACTTTGGCCAAAGAAGATTGAATTGCTGTACCAACGAGTTAAAAGAGCAAGAACGGTTCTTATCGAAAATAACATGCCATTGGCAGTCAATCGCGCAAAAATTTTCTATAGAAGCACCCCTAAAGGTCATCTAAGTTTCATGGATATGGTTGAGGTAAGCTCTATGGGGCTTGCAGCCGGTATCGATAAGTATACGGGTTCATACAAGAAGAATTACTTAGGGGTAGCTATTGGTCGAATAGTGGGAAATCTGATTGATGCCTACAGTGAGACGGTAATGCACTTCTATCCTTCTGACAGGAGAGTTTTATACCGCGCCAACAGTATTCGAGGAAGACAGGGAATTACCGACATCCAGGAATTGACTCAGGCGGTCAATGAAAGCTTCAGAAAAGATCTCGCAGAGGGAAGAACCGCCCCCAAAGAAGTCACCTCCTCTGATTTATGGTATTTGATGTCTGCAGCCAGCCTTATTTCGTCCGATTCTAACGATGGAGAAGAAGGTTTTGGGGTTTACAGTTATACTCCCGACAAGACCGAAAATGCGGAAGAAGTGCTAAGTAAGAAGCAGCAAACGGAACAAATATCGGAAATCTCAAGAAGCATGCCACTTATCATGCAAAAGATTTTAAAGCTTAAGGGTATTGAAATTTAATATTGTTTTTTATTTTAACTTAATATAAACTAATTTAAGGAGAATATATGGAATCAGAATTACAAATTGATTTGGACTGCTTAAAAGAAGACATTAATTTAGGCAATATTCGATCTGTACCCGCCAAAACAGCTATGACCCTAATGGATCGTATTGAAAGACTCGAATATGAGCTTGAACAAGAAAAAGTGGTTAGTCGATCTTTTGCTGAAATGGTAAAACTTTTAAAAAATGGAGCTGAACTGTGATTTTTTCATTAAACAATCGACTAATTCTCGAAGAATATGTCAAAGAAGGACTTAAATCCAAAGTAATGGGCGGTATTGCAACTCCCGGTCAAAGAGATGGCATTAAAAAGTTAAAGGTTTTGGTTAGCACTCGATTGGTCGATGGTAGAGATATTCCTGCAGGGTCTTACGCATATGTGCGTGAAGAGGCTCTACACACTCAGGCATGGTCTTCTAAATTTTTTACTTGTGACGGCATCAGTGGAAAATTCATGATCGTTGGCTTAGAATGGGTTGAATTTATTGAGACCCCTCCTGGACCAATGTCACGTCCAGATCCGCTCCCTGTTTCAGGAAATGGGTCTAATCCATAGTCATGAGAATCGGTAGACTCTACATCAATTTAATAGACGGACCATTAGAATTTGGGCTTGAAACATTTCCTTGTAAATGTAAGTGTCTAAATTTAGGATTCTTTTACATCATCAAATCCGATGTAGATTGTGTATGCGGAGGATGTAAGCAATACGAATGTGTTTGTTATTGTGAATGGTGTGGACATAAATTTTCTAGATGTGAATGTGGTGACGAATCTGCATGAAAATATTAAGAGTGGGTGATCCACACGTAAAACCAAATAATCTTGAAGAGTCCCATAGACTTCTTGAATTAGTTGTTCATCAAGCTAACAATTACAATGTAGATGTACTTGAAATCGAGGGAGATCTATTTGATACCCACGATATTGTAAGACTACGCGTACTTAAATTTTGGCAGCACTGGTTTACAGTTTTATCAAAGCAGACCTTTAAAACCCGAATATTAGTAGGAAACCATGATCTTACTGGGGACTATTCTGATTCTTATAGCGCTCTTCACCCATTCCTCAACCTAGAGAATGATCGGTTTAAGATCGTATATGCGCCATTTGTTGACGGTGTATATGGATATCTTCCTTACATTCATTCCAATGAAAAATTTATTGAAGAGGCCAATGCACTGGCTGAAAAAGGCGCAACAGTTCTTGTAAGCCATCCAAATTTTGAAGGAGCGGTATATGATAATAGTACCCCTATTCAAAGCGGAGTTCCAGAAAGTGCTCTTGATCCTCGTTTTCACCATTTAATTGGTGGACATATTCATACCCAGTTTGAGCTTGGTCGTATTTGGTATATCGGAAACCCGCGCTGGCTTACAAAAAGTTGCGCAAATAAACAAAAGGGTATCTGGCTTTGTGATCACGATACCGACGGTAAGATTACGAAAAAGATTTTTCTTGGAACCGAATCTGTTTGTACTCCCATGATCTCATTGGTCTGGAAAGAGGGAGAAGAAAAACCTTTCATCCAAGAAGGCGCAAAAGTAGATATTGAATTAGTTGGTTCGTCTGATTGGGTCACCAAAGAAAAACTCGCTCTTAAGGGGGTCAGTGTTTCAAGTAAGATTACTGACAGTAAACGCAGTAAAGAACGTAAGAGCGGTAGCAGTTTGCGAGATTTTATTCTCAATCATTACAAAGCCGATCCCAATAAAAGAACCAGAATCCTTAAGTATTTGGGGGACCTAAACCTTGTCTGAGCCAAATACCCTAAAAGATTTAAAAAGCCTGATGCTATTTTTTGGTCGTATTCCAGAAACACATGTACAGAATTTGAAGGCAGCGCCATTCATTTACTTTGATAGCGTTAAACAAGCAGGTCTTACATATGAATTAGACACCAAAGCTACAGACTGGTTTGTTATGTACGAACTCACTACAGACAAAGAGCCCGATTCTCTGGCGGAGAGAGCGAAGGCACTTGAGACAGCGATCCGAATGTTATTTTGGAAAGAAGTTGTGTTGATTCTTAATATAAATGGAAAAACTGTATATAAAAGCAAAGGGTTAGTGCCAAATGAGTGATTCAAAAGATTTATCCCTAATTCCGCACAGTGATTTCACCATGAAAGATCTTGAACTAATCGAGCAGTTCAAGGAAGGGGGTCTACTTGGTCTCCATACACTAACTGATGTCGATGTAGAGCGTATGATGGGTTTGTATATGGATGGCAAGACCTATCGTCAAATTGCGTCCCTTCTAAAAAAGAACAGGCAAGTGGTGTTGTTTTTGGCTCACAAGTTTAAATGGTTCGAGCTTCGTGCAGAGTACCTAGACGAATTACATGCTACCCTAAAAGGTAAGATTTTAGAGGCAAAATTGCAAGATCAAGAATTTTTGTTGCATTTAAGCCTTGCATATAAGAAAAAAATAGGTAAAAATATAGATCAGTACCTTAGAACCGATGATTCGGAATTTTACGATAAAATCGATAATAAGGATCTTGGAACCTTGATGAAAGTCATGGAAATGCTTCATAAGCTAAATAGCGAAACTATGGGTGATAAACCACCGTTAGTTGGACTTAATGGAATGGGCGAAGGCGTTAATATTACCAAGACTGGCCCAAATTCTGTGGAGATTACTCCTAAACAGAGCCCTTTTGCCTCAAAGCTTAAGCAATTTGCGGAATTAAAGCGTGAACAAGAAAAGCAAGAAGCTTCAGAAAAAAGTAGTGATATAGACAAAGAGTCTAGTAAACCAAATAAAGAAAGTGAATAAATAAAATGAAGAAAATGGCGCTTATCACCCTACTGGGATTGGTAATGATTTTAGTCCCGAAAATGTCAATCTCACAGGAGAAGAAAGCCCCAGACCTCAGTCCTACTGTGGTTCTTACTAGCAAGAACTTGCTTGTATTAAATGGTGAGGTTAATGGAGAAAGCACTTCAGCTGTGATTTCAAAAGCCAAGGAACTGTGTCAAGTCAGCGCTGTAAAAAAGCTATTTGGTCAAAAACCAACTCTTAATCTTTTTATCAATTCCCCAGGCGGAAGCATTCAGTCTGGACTAGAGTTGAACGAGGCACTTCGCGGTCTCGGCTGTAAAATTAATACAGTAACCCTATTTGCCGCTAGTATGGCCTTCCAAATCGTTCAAAATCTTGACGATCGCTTGGTCCTTAAAAATGGAGTTATGATGAGTCACCATGCAGCTGGTGGATTCGAGGGCTCTTTCGGTGGAACTAAACCGTCACAAGTAGATAGCCGTTACCAATTTTGGTTAGATCGAGTTCGTGAACTTGACGAACAGACCGTATCTCGTACTAAAGGCAAGCAAACTTACGATAGCTACCTTAAAGAATATGACCATGAGATGTGGTTGACTGGTACTAAATCAGTACAAGAAGGCTACAGCGATGAAGTAGTACTTGTTCGTTGTGATGCCAGTATCGGCGGTACTTCTAAGCATAGCTTAGATTTCATGGGAATGCAGGTATCTTATGAACTTGATAATTGTCCTCTAAATACTGCCCCTATGAATATTAGTATGCTTATGCCTCAAGGCAAAGAGATTCCTACCGAAATTAAGAATGAAATTAAGTCTAAATTCTTAGCTACATTCTATAATTCTCAAAAACAAGAAATCCCGATGTACTGGTAATGCCACTCATCAGCTATTCATGTACTTGCGGAATTTCATTCAATAAGTACAAAAAAACCGCATCGGATGCGCCAGATTCTCTTCCTTGTAAGTGTGGCCTAAAAGCTAAGAAGGCTTTTGGGCTCACTTCATCTTCACACAAAATTGTTATCGACAATGGGCTTATGTCCCGCAGGATCGAAATTGACCCAAATATTACGGAGATCAATGATGAGCGATCCAAAAAAGATTATTCCGAAGAGGACTAATTATGGTATTTTTATTGTACCTTATAGGAATGATGGTTTATTTAACCACTGTTTCTATGAACTATTCTGACAAAACCAAAGTATCTCTATGGTACTATCCTGCTGGAATGGCCCTATCTCTACTTTCTAATTTTTTATGGATGTATTTAGCTAAACATGCCGTAAACCCAAATCAAATCTATATTAGAGGCATATTATGGGATTCCATGATAATCTTTGCTTATTCTATTTTGCCCCTATTTGTCTGTAATATTAAATTTACAACCATTCAGCTATGTGGAGTTGGTTTTGTTTTATTTGGATTAGGGCTACTTAAAACCGCTTGATTAAAAAATAAATCTGTTGTAGTCTATAAAAGTGCTTACACCAATAAGATTAAGATTTAAAGCTGCCGGTAGATTTGTAGACGAACAAATCGTTGAATTCACCACTCTTGGTTCTTTTGTTCAAGTTGAAGGAAAGAATGCTAATACTGGAGGATCTTCGGGGACAGGAAAGACCACCTTTCTTAGAATGGTAGAGTACAATCTTGGCCTAAATGATCTACCTGTCTCTATCCTACAATCAAGATTCACGAAGGACCCCCTTTCAACATTTGGTGAATATGATTGGGACGGCACTCCAGTTATTATTGAACGTGGAAAATCAAAGTTTTCAATTACAGTAGGCGATCAAGTAACCACCGGTAGCTCTAAGATCACCGAAGAAAAACTAGATGAAATCATTGGTATGCCTAGAGATCTTTTTAGGAAAATTCTTCACAAAAGACAAGGTGAGGGTGGATTTTTCTTGGACATGGGACCGTCTGATGTCCATAAATTTCTTACAAGTTGCTTAAAGCTCGAAGAAGAACAAAAGAAAATTCTTAAACTTGATGAGATCTTAAAAGCTAGATCGACACAAGAAGTACAAGTTAAATCGGAAGTAGAATCGAATAGGACCGGTCTTGAGGCATCTAAAAATGCTCTAAATAGCCTTGGAGAAGCCCCCAAACCGTCTTTTAATGCGGACTATATAGAGACCCTTAAATTGGCGCATACGGTAGCCTATGATCTTTACAGTGCATCAAAATCAGAATATGAATCAGAGAAAGCTGAGCTAGAAAAATCTAGACCCACGGTCTCTGTTTCTCCTTTCGATAGATCTGCCATAGAAAATTCTGAAGCGATCCTAAAAGAAATTACAAAAAAGGCAAATGCTTTAGAAGCCGCTGAATTGTCTAGGCAGTCTGAAGTCAAAAGTCAGATTTCCGCCATTCAATTAGAAATCTCAAATTTACAAAAGATTGAGCAGAGTAGGCAATCTGATGCTCTTTCTAAAGTTGCGGCAAATAGATTAGAAGCAAATAAAGCATCAAATATTGCTAATCAAGGTGACCAAGCAAAAGAAGCCGCAAAACGCTTAGCTGTTGAATTAAACAAGATCAGGACTGCTATTTGTCCTACCTGTGAACAGGGATGGCTAACTGATTCTATTAAGGTTAAAGAGGCGGAAATGCTCAAGACGCTAGACGGTTATAGAAAAACCGTTTTGGCTGCTTCTGAGGCCTTAAAGATCGTAGCAAAACTCAATGAAGACCACGCTGCCCTCATCCTGGAGACATCTCCCAAAGCATTACCAGAAATTGATGTCCTTAATGCCAAAATTAGTGATCTAAGAGTGGATAGCGGACCTCGTGCTATTCCAGAGGTGCAAGAACTTAGAAACCAATACTCTTCTGAAAATAAGCAACTTGAGTTTTTTCGTCAGCAAGAAAAAGAACATCAAAATAAAGAAAATATCAAGAATCAAGACATTCTTGTAGAATTTGCTAAAAAGCAATCCGCCCTCGGCCATAAGCATGAAGCTAAGGTGAAATCGCTTTGGGATCTTGAGAGAAAGTCTTTATCCGATCATGAGATGGCTCTTGTTAAACAGAAGTCTTTTGAGGCAGAATTTAAAAGATATACGGATTCGCTTTCTAAGATCCACACTCAAATATCTAATTACGAATCAATTGTGACCCAGAAGTCGTCTAATTTGGTTTCTATTCAAGAAGAAATAGAAATCTTAGAAGAATCCAAGAAAGCCATTAAAAGTCACTTATCTTGTTCATTCGATGACGCACTGGAATCTATTGGGGATAAAGCCACAAGATTAATTAGACGTATTCCCAATATGGCGAATGCCACTATTCAATTTGAAGGCCTAAAAGAGACCGGCACAGGTAAAATCAAAGAAGAAGTTACTTGTCTAGTTAGTATGGACGGAGAAGTCGGGGTACCCCTCAAATCACTCTCTGGAGGTGAAAGATCCAGTTGTGATATGTGTGTGGACTTAAGTATCATTAAATTCATTGAGGAGACCACCAACAACGGAATTGGAATTTACGTCATTGACGAAGGTTTCAATGGCTTAGATACTACCTGCATTCAAGATGCCTTAGAAATGTTACGTGAATATAGTGTTGACAAGAAACTTTTTTTGGTAGAACATAATCCTATAGTATCAGAATCCATCGAAAATCGCATTTTAGTGGTAAGAGACGGACTAACTAGCAAAATCGTACAGCAATAAGGGTTAATGTGGCATTACTTGAATTAACAGAAGAAGAAATCAACATTGTCGCAAAAGCGATTATTACAGAACGAAAGTTGGACGAACGACTATCATTTAGCGAGAAAGAAAGAAAGGAAAACGTCTGCCTTTCCCTAATGAACAAAATTGAAATTGCAAGAATCGATCCAAAAGACGAGATGGTTAAATTCAGTGATTTTGACAGTATAGTTAGTATAGCAAAAGAAAATTATTCAAGATTGGGAACTGAAATTTTTATATCGAACAAAAAAGTAGAAGAGAATTATCTTACTTACTTGTGTTTTTTAGAAGCTTTCACTTCTTGGCTGAACAGAAAGAACCTACTCAAACGATTGGCCCGTTTTGATTTTACTGATAAGAGATGGTAAGATGAGAAGTAGTATATCTATATGAATTTCAAAAGATGGACACCAAAAGAAGACTTTTTCTTAAAAGAAAATTATAAAATTATGAGCCATGCAGAAATGGGATTAAAGTTACGCAGAACAAAGGAAGCAGTGCATCATAGATTGGGTGCATTAAAATTCATTAAATCTCCCAAAAGTTCACCTATAAAAATAGGAGAAAAATTTGGATATTTAACGATAATTTCCAAAACAGAAAGAAAATCAAAAGAAGGTAACTATTACTATATTTGCAATTGTAATTGCGGAAATACTATCGAAGCCATAGGAGCTTCCTTACGAAAAAATCACACTAAATCATGTGGTTGTTTTCAGTTGGAAAAAGTCAGAAAAAAAATTGGAGAGGTTTCTTTTAATATGTACGAAACAACATATAAGAAAACCGCAGAAAAACATAAAATTCCTTATAAATTAACCACAGAAGAATTTAGATTTTTAATAGTCCAAAATTGTCATTATTGCGATGGGAAGCCAAGATTGTGGAATATCTACTATACAAAATGCGTAAAGATGCAAAGGCGCTACTTAAAAGTAAGTGATGATTGGGCACAAAAACAGGGGGTTTATATTAATGGGATAGATAGAGTGGATAGTAGTCGAGATATCGGGTACACTATAGGAAATTGTGTCCCTTGTTGTACGGACTGTAATATTGCCAAATTAGACCGAACCGTCAAAGAATTTCTTGATCATGTAGAGAGAATACATAGTTACCAAACAAATAAAGGAGAATATAATGAAAAGAAACTTAAAAAAACCAACTAGTCCTATGGATAAAATCGTTAAAGCTATCGGCTCTGATGGAGAGGATATACTTCGAGAGCTAGAGGTTATGGATGTTGCTGGCCTAAACAAACGAATTGCCCAAGCTAACCAAGCTATCTCTGAAACCAAAGAGGAACTTGAGGCCAATGAGGCGTATACAGCAGCAAAAAACGACGTTAAACTCCTTAGTTCTGGATTTCGAGAAGTAAAAACTCGCCAGAATGCTATTATCGGAGTCGCTGTAAAACTTCGTCAGGAAAAAGGCGAATCCTAATTTAAATGAAATCAGAAAGAATTCTCAGTCTTGATATCAGTACAAAAACTGGCTGGGCTTCTGGCATAAGTTCTGATTCTGGTATCGTATTGGAGGATTACGGAATGATTCCCCAAATACCTCAACCAGGAGGTCCCTACCCATCATCTTTTGTGGATTGGGCGTATTTAGTATTTAATGATATAGAAGATCTTATAGAGAAATTTAAGCCCGATATGTTAGCAATAGAAGAGACTGTTGCGGGATCAAAAGGGGTATATTCGCAAAAAATCTTAGAATATTCGCATTTTTTACTTGCCAAATACATAAAAGAGCATAATATAAGATCTATATACCTATTGACGGGTGCTTGGAGAAGTGAAGTTGGTTGTAAGATGACCAAAGAGGAATCCAAGCGAAATAAGGAAGTCAAGGAATATAAGGCTAAACACGGGACCAGACTGGCTCGTGATATAAATGGTAAGATTCTTGGTAAACTATCCAAGAAACATATCAATATTAGACGCGCAAATGAAGTGTTTGGTGAGTTCTTAAAAGAGCCGTTAAGGAAGAAGAATGAAGATGAGGCAGATGCGCTTTTACTTTTATTCGCTCTGCACCTTAGAAGACTTAACGGAAATAAGTCGGAAGAAGTGACCATGGAAGATTTGATAGAGAAGGATAAAACATAATGTCTGGATTTTGGGAAAAAACCGTAAATAACCAAGCAAATATACAGGCGTACGAGACTATTGCCCCACAGCCTATGGTTTTAGATGAAGAAGCTGTATCTGAAATTCAAGAAGAGCACTTTGATGTATATGAAGAAGAGGAAGATGATATCTCCTCGGTAATGGCTGACGCAAATCTTCGTTTGGAGATGGGCAGACTATACCAAATGATTCTTGAGAACGATATTTTTGCTCAAACTAATGCCGATCCTCGGGCCATTAAAAATGTTCAAAGAGAGATTCGTCGCTTAGTACGAGAAAAATTAGAAATCATGCTAGGTATCCGTCAGGATCAACCTGCACAACAACAACAAACTATTGTTTCATCCCCATTTAATGATATGGAAGTTAGCGCATTAAAAATGCTTGCTTCTAAGATCACTAAGGGTGCCACAGAAGAAGTTCAGTACGATCGAACTCCAACGCCAGTACCGCAACCTAAAAAAGACGGTATTACAGCAATTAGTGGCGCACTTAGGCCGCAGCCAGCTCCTTCGATTAAAGCTCCAGAAAGACGCCCATTAGCTAAGAATCCTACTCATGCTAAGCGACCAGAACCTAAAAAAGGTGAGCCCATTATTAAGTCCGCAATATCTAATCCAGAAGGAGATTCGCAACTAAAAAAACCAATTGATCAAATGACCCCCGAAGAATTAGTGGAGTATGATAAACAAGCATTAGAAAGACGGTCTAAAAATAAAGCTGCCGTACCTTCAAATCTTGTTCCTCACCCTTCACCACAAGAATTAGAGATGAGGTATATGTCGCATGCTCAACAGTTTGGTGCTGTAGCAAACACAATTGCCTTAATTTCTGGTAACAAATAACTAAAACAAGGAGAAATAGAAATGTCAGATAATAAAGATACCCGGACTGCAACTCAAAAAATCGAAGACTTGGAACGAGTAGTTTCAATGTTGTATCAATCAGTAACCGCTCTAGATGGAGCCGTTAAGTCTCTTATGAGCACTCAACGAGATATGGTTTTGGTACGAGATGCACTTCGTTTACTAAACAAGAAAACTGAAGCCATCATTCAAGTAGCAACTCCAGAATCTGGTATTACTGCCGTAGCAGTATCCGATTTAGTGATTAAAATGAACGTGGATGATCTTAAGGCTCAAGTTGCAGACTACCTACAACGTGGCAGTTTGGTTCCAGCAGATGAAGTATCCGCAAAAAGCTACTTGATTTGCGAAGAACAAAATACAGATGGTACAATCGCAAACCCACGCATTCAGTTTCGCTTAGATTCACAAGATCCAGAAACTCAAGCTGCTTTCACTGGCAAAAAGGTTGGCGATACAGTTTCTTTTGGTGAAGGCAAGTATCCAGCTAAAATTATTGAATTGTACACTTTGGTGGATAGTCCTGCTCCTCAAGCAACTCCTCCAGCAACTGAAGCTCCTGCGCAAGCGGCTCCAGCTGCCCCAATCCAAAATGAACTTCCAGCAGAGTCTCCAGTAGGATTTGGATTAAATTTCCATGGCCAACCGGAAGAAAGCTTGTCTAATCAAGCAGCTCCTGAAGCTCCATCAGCACAATAATAGATACAAATGATTAGTTGGGCCACAGCAATTCTGTGGTCCAACCATATCTAAATGTGCCCCATAACATCAATTTAATAATCCAAGGAATTCTATGCTTTTAACTCCAAAACAAAAAGAGATCGTTAAAATATACGCGGATTTATCAAAAAAGAATGGCGAATACCCTACACGGGCAGATCTTCTTAGTTCTGGAATTTCAAGAGATAAGGTTCGTGATTACTTTGGAAACATGGAAAAGCTAAAGATAGCTTCTAGAAAAGAAAAGCCAAAATCTTTTGCTAAAATAGATAAACAAGAATTAGCCGTACTTAAGCCAAAAGTCCCACACTCACTAAATGACTTTACCAAAGAGGCCATTGGTAACATTGTAAAAGAAAATGACTATAAAGAAGGAACGTTCTTCATTACAGCCGTATCCCCAACTTCTTACTTAGACTGGTCAGAGGCAGATTTCAGTCGCGCAGAACAAGGCGAAGATGTATTGGCAGAAAACCTTTTTGAGCCAGGATTTGCGGCAATGCAAAATTTTGTGTCACGTAACAAAGCTGAAATGGTATTGCTTCCAATGCCAGCTCACGTTAAGGCTTTACAAAAACAACCTCAGCATTACGATCCAAAATTGAAACCTTACCGTAATAATTTTGCGACAGAATTTACTTTCAACGCACATTTAAAAGCTATTGAGGCCCATTTAAATCCTCAACAAGCAAACCCTATCACTGGTCTTCGTCGCCTACGTGTACATAAGTACACTGGCAATTACGAAAAAGGACAGGAAATAAAGCGTGCAAAAACCTCTCTGATTATCGGACACTCAAAGCAAATGATGGAAGTAAGTCCTACAGGAAACTCTTCTCATCCACGTATCGTCCACTCAACTGGATGTCTTACTAAACCTTCATATTTACGTAATCGAGTCGGTATGATTGCCAATGAAGATCATATGCTCGGTGGATTAATCGTAGAAGTTCGCGGTGACGTTTTCTGGATGCGCCAAGTACAGTTCGACGTTTATAACGGTTCTTTCGTAGATCTTGGAACTCGCTACCATGCAGATGGATCTACTACAAAAGAACGCGCCGAAGCGTTCAAAATGGGAGATATTCACCCAGGTCACCATGATCAAACCGCAATGAACGGTATGTATGATCTATGGGAATTAATTCAACCTAAACGCATTTATCTTGAAGACTTTTTCGATGGAACTTCTATCTCCCATCACTTAGAAAAGAAAGGTCTTACCCAAGCGATTATTGCCCGTGACTTTAAGTATTTTGCAGACCTTCCATCTGAGATTTCTTATGCAAAAAGTGTCCTCGAATCAGTGTGGGCAAAAGCCCCAAAGGATGCAAGAATTATTGCCACTGCATCTAATCACCCTGAACACGTAATGCGTTACATAGAAGAGGCTCGCTACATTAAAGATTGTGCGCCAAATAAGATTATTGGCCACGAGATGTTCTTAGAAGGCTATCATGGTAAAAATCCACTCCAATTACGTATGGATCCCGAAAAGCGTATGGTATGGAGCGAAGAGAATGCCGATGATTACGTAGAAGGTGTACAAATGAACGTTCACGGTCATCTTGGCACGAATGGCTCACGCGGAAACAAAATAGGGCACGAGCTTGCTCATGGCGATGTCATGGTAGCCCATTCACATACTCCTAGTATTTTCCATGGATGTTTTACCGTAGGCCATATGACCCACGAACGCCATGGTTATAATAACGGACCTAGTACGTGGATTTTATGCTGCGGAGCCGTTTATAAAGGTGGCATGAAACAACTCTATATGATCGTAAAAGGTACCGCATTTAAACCTAAGAACAAAAAATCCGAAAATCCTAAAAATAGCTCTCGTAAACCATCGTAATTTAATTGCAAATATCATCTTAACTTTTCATGATATAATCAATCTAAGGATAGGACGATTTTGTGACTAAGACCGAAGAACTTGACCAATTAACTAAAGCAATTAAGGACGCTGAAACAAGTCAGAAGTCTATTCAGACCAGTATTGATCAAAATGTTAAAGAAATCAATATCTTAAATCAAAAAAAACTAGAACTAGAAGAGAACTTAGAATTCCATAGAAGAGCCGGTATTATTCCAATAGCTCAAGAATACGGTAAGTCTAAGAGAGAATTAGACAAGATAGTAAATCGCCTTGGTCTTATTACGGATGACCACAAGAAGGCTGTTCATGGTCTTAGTAGTGTCCAAGAAATCATAGTTAAATTAAAAAGAGATTATGTAAAGATGCTAAACTCAAGCGAGAATAATGTCGTACACGGTCTGTTTGGAGTTAATCGTGGAAAGAAGTGAAATGGAAAAGAAAGTACGGGAAGAAGAGGATTTTATCCACTCTCCAAAGTTTGGGAATAGCCTAAAACGATTTTTGGCCAAAATGGATAATCCTCCTGAGAATACCACTATTGGTCGCCTACTCTTACTCCCAGAAGAAGAAGTGGAAAGACTTTATCAAGAATCTATTGTAATTCTTAGACAAAAAATCCTAAATAAATAGAACTTGACTTTAATTAGAATTTAGCATATCATTGTCGTATGGCTAATTTCATTTTATGTCTAGACTCAGAAACGGGTGGCCTGGATCCTAAAAAAGCAGATATTCTGACTTTATATATGGCTATGACCGACGAAAATCTTAAAATTGTAGATGAACTTGATTTTAAGCTTAAGCCAAACGATAGACTTCCAATTGTAGAAGCTGAGGCAATGGAAGTAAACAAGATCGATCTTGAGAAACATCTTGCCGATCCTAATACCCTTACGTATTCTCAAGCTAAAATTTCAATCATAAATTTTGCAAAAAAATATCTTAAAAAAACTGGAAGATATAGCAACTTAATTCCATTAGGACAAAACGTATCATTCGATTTGGCCATGATTTGGGAGTACGTCATTCCAAAAGATGAATGGGAGAGCATTTTTAGTTATAATGTAGAAGACACCAAGACGGCGTGCCTATTCCTCAAGCGTTGTGGTTGGTTGCCGCCTGAAACTGGTACACTGAAAAGCCTCGTGGAATTCTTTGGTATTGCTAAACGTGAGGCCCATGAAGCTAAAGGTGACGTTCATATGACCCTAGACGTTTATAAGAAAATGATCGAGCTTATGAAATCCAAAAAAGAAGGCGGACAAACTCAAGATTTGATTAGCTTATTGGAGGCCGAATGAGTCTCCGGCTTGGTCCAGATGGGATTTGCAAGATTTGTATTAAAAGAGCATCCAAAGGATTGCCTGGTGTACCGGTAGAACATGGTCTAGTGGATTGTGATTTCATGAAAGTGAAGGAAGTATGAGAGAGTTCTATGAATTTGCAGGAAACCATCCAATATTAACATCCCTCATAGTATATTATGGATGCTGTTCTGTTGTAGGGGTTGCTCAGGCAATTTTTAAACGATGAAACACATTGCTTATTTACCAATTTATAATTGGGGAAAGAATCCAGATTTGGACCACGGTACTACTTTTGGTACGCATATTTATTTAGATTTAGAAGAACTATATGCCTATGAAGATCCTGTAGGCCATGTGCAGATTGAAATACATACACCTACTGAAAATGAATTCAAATTACTTCATGGCCTTAAATCAGGAGCTGTATGAAGATACTCTTCAATTGTTGTGTTTTGGATTACTATTTTGATGGTTGTAATGTAAAATTTGGTATTGGTTGGTATCGCCACAGCAAAAAACACAAGTGGTGGGGCCTTACAGTAGAGTTTTACTTATTTAAGTGGATAGTAATTGCTACATACGTAAGTAATCGACAAGAATACGACAAGAAAATCAATTATAGAAGACACAAAAAATGACATTGTTGATATCTCCACATACGCATTGCGAATCTAAACTAACTGGATCACCCCTACCTTCAATGATCAAGAAGGCGGTGGATCTTGGCCGAACTCATTTTTCCTATACGGATTTGGGCCATCTATCGAGTTGCTTGAAAGCCTATGGTCAAGCTAAAGCCGCAAAGTTAAAATTTGCTGCAGGTATTGAATTCTATTTCAAGGATTCCTCTTGCCCAATTGTTGTGGGGTCTAAGGCCGATAGGTGTAAGTATTTCAATGCGTCCATTTTTGCGAAGAATCAAGATTCCTATCAAGAAATCGTAAGGGTTGTTTCGTCGAACGATATGCCAAAAATCAAGGTCAGGGAGGAATTTGAATCTCTTTGGTCATGGAAAGATCTTGAGCGTTTAAGTAAAGCCGATACCCTTCTTGTTCTTGGTGGCCCTCAGTGTATGGTTGGAAAGGCACTCCTTGCCGATAGCCCTGAATTGGCAGAGACAGTCTTGTTAAAATTACACGCTCTTTTTGGTGATAGACTTTCGATGTCACTAATTTGTGAGCCATGGACTAAAAAATATGCAACGGTAGTGAAAATCCAATATAAGGATGGTACTACGGACTCCCTTCTCTCAACTGACATCGTTACTACCAATAAGGCCCGTAAGATTGAAGCAGGGGACTTAGTGGAACGAAGCGGTCATTTTCTTATTAAGTCGAAAGTGGTCGGAAGTACTTTTTATGAAGTGGACAAAGAAATTGGAGCAGTGACAGCCCATACCGGATTTCTCCCTTTGCCTGTGGACGTAACCCTAAATATCAATCGTTTTTTCATTGAAATGAACAAGAAGCATGGGATCAAGTTATTGGTTTCAGATTACGCCTTTTATTCAGACAAAGAAGACCATATCGTTCAGACCATGGTTCTGGGTGGCAAAAATAAGCTAAAGTCTAGTCTGCATATGAAATCAGATACTGAATTTGAAGCCTACCTCACAACAAATCTTGGACTTACATCAGATGAATGCGCCTCCATTCTCAATGGAAACAATGAATGGGCCAAAAACTTTGATGAATTTGAACTCAAGTACAAATGGCGTCTTGCTGATAGCGGTGAAAATCCTGCCAAAAAATGCATAGATATTATTAAGAAAAAGGGCCTAATGAGATGGGACAATCCTATTTGGGTTGCGAGACTTAAAGAAGAAATGGAAGTTTTCTCTAAAAATGGCGTTTTTGACATTTCACCATATTTTCTTCCTAAGCATGATGTTCTTAACTACTATGAAGAAAATGGTAGACTAACAGGTCCAGGGCGAGGAAGTGCTGCTGGAAGTCTAGTGTGTTACGTAATGGGTATCACTAAAGTCAATCCATTTGATTTTGATTTGAGTTTCAATCGGTTCTATTCAATGGATCGGATTAAAGCTCTTAAGCTTGCCGATATTGACTCCGATTTGGAATCCAGGGATCTTTTAGTAGGCGAAGATGGTAAAAGTGGCTATCTTTATAATCGTTGGGGCAATAAGGCTGCCCAGATCAGTACGAGAGGAAAAACTAGGCTTAAATCTGCCATTAAAGACACAAACCGATACATTAATGGATCAGTCGAGAAGTCCATTGAAGTCTTCGCTAAATCGCTACCAGACGCAGGTCAGGGCATCACAGACGAGCAATTCATTTTTGGTATGGAAGACGAGGACGGTAACCATATTGATGGTCTAATTGAAACTTCAGAGCCATTACGGAAATATGCGATAGAAAGACCCAAAGAATGGGATATTGTTAAAAAATCACTTGGGATTACTAGATCGTTCTCAAAACATGCATGTGGATTTATCATAGCAGACAAACCAATTTCAGAAATTGTTCCGACCAAAGACGATAATGTCATTCAATACGAAGCTACAGAGGCAGAGAAGGCCGGACTCATCAAATATGACTTCCTAGTCATCAGCCAACTTAAAGATATCCGTGTTTGCCTAGATTTGATTAATAAGAAGAATAAAGAAAAACACAAGACGGGCCACTTTTCTCATAATGGGGAATCAACATATATTTGGAATTTACCAAGTGATTCAAAGGCTTACGAAAGTGTATGGGATGGGAACACAGAATCATGTTTTCAAATTAACACAAGTTCGATGATTCCCTTCGTTAAAGGTATCAAACCTACGAGTATCGAGGACCTTTCGATCATCCTTTCATTGGTTCGTCCGGGCCCACTCGATTATGTAAATGAAGATACCGGGCGTAATATGGCCGAAGAGTATATTCATAGACGTGATGGTGGTGAATACAAGGATGTCGCTATTCTTAAGGAATTGATCCCAGAAACTCACTCCGTATTGGTTTATCAGGAACAGGTCACCAAAATCGCAAAGCAGTTGGCCGGATTCTCTGGATCTGCTGCCGAAAACTTGCGGGAAGCAATCGGTAAAAAGAAACGCGCTACTATCTTAAAGATCAAGCCAGACTTCATTAATGGGTGCTTACAGTCCAATAAGATCACTGAGGATGAAGCTCAGATGCTATGGGATCGTATTGTGACCTTTGGACGGTACGCTTTCAATAAATCTCATGGTGTGTCGTATGCGTTTATCACATACGCTTGCATGTTCCTGAAGCACCATTACAGCTTAGAATTTTGGGCTGCGGTTCTTACTAATGCTGAGAACAAAGAGATTGCCGGTAAGCTCTGGCCCCACGTCAAACACTTGGTTGCTGCTCCAGACATTAATCTCTCAACAGATGAGATGGAAATCGATTACGCCAACGGAAAAATTAGAGCAAAACTTGGTGTTATCAAAGGGATGGCCTCTGCCACTATCGATCCAATCGTAGAAGGTAGGCCCTATAAGGATATTGAAGATTTTGTTAATAAGGAAGTGGCAGGAGATTCCGTAACGAGAAAGCTCATCCATGTAGGAGTTCTCGATTCATTATTTCCCCCAAAACTTGGACTGTTGCAAAAAATGCAAGTGTTTGAGGATCTTCTTGAGACCAACAAGTTTAATAAGAAAATTGCTAAGGCTAAGGCCGAAGGCAAGAAAAGTCGGATTGAAGTTCCTAAGAAAGGTGAAATCAAGCCAGAATATTTGGAAATTGAAAAGTATCCTTTAAAGAATGCAGCAATCCAAAAATCAATCCTGCCAAGTCTTTTGGTTGGCCTAAGAAACCTTGGCATGAGCCACTCTTCTCTTATGGATCGTCAAGCTACTTTTAAGAGAGCAGTAATGACCAAAAAAGGAAGAGGGAAGCGCCATGCAGATCCTTATGTTCCGTTAAAATTTGAAGACGGGGATCACGTAATCCTATTAGGCGGAGAAGAATTCGAACAGATTGACAAAAAGACACCAGAACAATCAACCAAAGACATGGATTTTGCAGTATTTGGGTATGTAGTCGGCACGAGCGTATTTGATTATAGCCAAAACACTAAACAAGCTTTAAAAGTAATTATTGATGTAGATGGGTATGTTAAAGAACACGTTATGTGGCCTAATTATTTTTCAAAGAAATTAGAGTACCCAAAAGATCTTAAAAAGGGGAATATCTGTATGTTTTTTATGAAGAAACGTCAAGGCAGCGGAGATCCTGCGGTCATTGAGGAAATTTTCATCGAAGCTTGACTTTTGTTTAAATTAGTGAGATCATATATAATATGAAATTGGCCCTTATCTTAGCCCTATTTTGTTCTTCAGCATACGCGGAATGCGTTAAAAGACAAGTTAAAATCGCGGTAATCGATACGGGCTTTGGGTACAACAAACTTCCAAAAGATGCTAATCTATGTTATTGGGGCCATAAAGATTTTACCAAAAAGGGCCTACGATATATAGGTGAAGACAGTTTTATACCCGTAGATACGGTTGGTCATGGTACCAATATTGTCGGTATTATTGAGGATTACGCCAATAAATTTAATGTAAATTATTGCATTGTTATTCTTAAATTTTATTCAAAAGATCAAACTAACCATCAAAACTTAAGGGCTAGCATATCAGCAATTAATTTTGCTAACGATCAAATTGGCGCAGATATCATTAACTATTCAGGTGGCGGCCCAGATTCAGATCCAGAAGAGCAAATGGCAGTTACAAGATTCTTAAATAGAGGCGGCAAATTTATTGCTGCAGCTGGTAATGACGGAAAAAAAATTGGTTCTGGCGATGAAGATTACTATCCCGCAATGTACGATAAACGAATTGTTGTTGTAGGTTCTACAGATAAATATGGCATCCCATCAAAATGGTCCAATCATGGGAATTTCGTAAATAGATGGGAAATAGGCGAAAACGTTGAAGCTTATGGTATTACTCTCAGCGGAACTTCACAGGCTACTGCGATTGCCACAGGAAAAATTCTTGCAGAAAATAAAAATCAGTGTATTCTAAAAAAATAAGGTTGCATTAAGAATAAAATAGGAATAGGATAAATAAAGATGGATTTTAAAGAAGACTTTAAGTTAATAAAAAGTAAGGAAATTGATACAGATACTTTCCTTAAAGTTAGCAAAAATTTAATGAGTGGAAGGATTTTCGTAGAATTTTCTTGTAAAAATCCAAATCTCATGATACAAAAGAACTTTGAAGATTCATTGTTCGGAAAAAAACAGGCAGACGCTTTTTCAAAAAGTATCAAGAATGCCGACCAAATTAGAAAACATTTTGGAATCAAAACGGAGAAATAGACATGTCATTAAGCTCAATCATTCAAGAAATCGAAAAAACGCTGCCAGCAGCTCAATTAGATCTTACTCTAGGAAACGAGAGTACATTTCGTGGTCGTGAAGGTATGAAACGCGCTGCGGTTGATCGTTTAGAGCAACTTAAGACAGATTACAAGAAAGCTCTCATTGAGTCTACTTTCTTTATCATTTTAACTGGAGCTGGCCGTAGCACATTTAATGAGGTGGCTTCAAATCCTGATTTTGATTGCTTCTCTGTAGACCCAGACAATTTATATCGTGACTTAGCTTCTCGTGTAGACTCTAAATTGTTTGGTCGTGAATCTACTAAATACCTATTTAATATTGCAAATAATGCTTTGTACGATAAAGCCTTAGAAATTGGTATCAGCCGAAACTCTCTTATGGAGATCAAGTTTGATGAACGCTACAATAGAGCAGTAAGCAATACCGAAGAACTTGCAGGTCTACTCAAACAAGCTATTAATGATCAAATCGGATCAGAAGTTGTTGGTTTAGACGCTATTAGTTCAATTGCAGAAAAGGCTCTAGAGAAGAAGCATTCTGGATCTATTACGCCAGTTCTTTTGAACACTAGCGATGAAGTTTTTGCTTTAGATCTTCAAAAGAACCTTACACGTCTTAAAACGAAGACCTTTGTGGTAGTGGCTGGTAAAGCATCAAAAACATTACAAGCTCTTCCTGGCGCTTTTGTGCTAAAGACTGTTAATGAACAAACTGTTGGCGAAACATTGACTTCAATTCG